GCACTATTATCTCTATAAGCAGCATAAAATCCATCAGGGGTATAGTTTGCATTAAATGATTGTAGGGCACAGGTTTTAATTTTTCCAACGCTATCTAGTTCTTTTCCAGTTTCTCCTGATGTAAATTTAATTCTAAAAACATTAGGAGCACCTAAAAATATAGATAGTGCTTGCTTGGTAGACCTTCTTGGTGCCATTCCTTTTTTAAAAAACTTAATGATGCTTCTAATATTTTTTGCTTCATTTTCATCTCTTGGGGTTAACTTAAATTGAAACCCAAATTGTCTTAATTTGGGACCATTAAATAGCAATTCAAGGTTTGGGTTAATTGCTGTTCCAGTAACTCTTGAAATATATGCTTCTGGATTTACATTAATTCCTCCAAGTTTTAATACAGATGCTGCTGCATTTACAGTTAAAAATTGTTTTAATCTAGTATTAATTGCTCCCCCATCTGTTGTTATATTATCAACAAAATTTTTAAGATTTCCTAGTGTTCCTCCTAATCTTCCACTAGAAATATCACCAACTAACCCAACTCCTGCCCCCATTAATGCTGCTGAAATAGATGATAAACTATCTTCACCCCATCCAGTTTGGTTTGCTTCTGTTAATTCATTAGGTATTGGTAATGTTACCATACCAAGAGTTTTTACTTTTGTTTGAGTATTAAAATCTAATTCTCTGTTTCCTAATGTTCCAGTTAATGCGCCAGCAACATTTCCAACAACATATTCAATTTGAGTTATTGTAATCTTATCTTGTCCACTTGCTTTAATGCTACTTGGATAATATAAAAATTCTTTAATTTTTTCAAAACTATTACTATTAGTTTCATCATTAAATTGAGATATTAAATTTTCTAATCCTGGAGTGTTACTAGTATCAAATGTACTTCCAATACCAGAACTACTTGGTCCTGGGTTAGTTCCACTTTGTGCTCCTGCTGATGCTGGTGGTGGTAAAGTTCCTTTTGGTTCAAGTAGTTGTGTAGTATTTGCAGATGGTGCAACATCTTTTATTGTTTCTACGGTTATTGTTTCAATAGCGTCTGGAAAAGTTTGTATTTTTAATCTATCAGCAACAGAAACACTTGCATCTCTACGCCAAGTAAATGTGTGTGTATTAAAATTATAAGTTCCTAATGATTCATAAGTTTTTATTCCAAGTGTGTTGTTTGTTGCATAAATTTGACTTACATTTGTAGTGGGATTATAAACTGCAGAATATGGTCTAGTATCCTTTACACCTGATGCTAGTGACCAAGTGCGTGCATTTTCTCCTGGTTCTCCATAAGTTGCCATCTATCTACCCCACACCTTGTCTGAACGGATTGGTATCTCTACCCCACCCAAGTCCCTTACAAATTCCTCTACTGGTAATAGACACATAGTTTGCCATTCTTGCTGTGCTAGAATTAAGTAAGGACTTCTTACTTCTGATATTAAGTATTTATGTGCGCCTTTACGAAACTTTGGTATTTTATCTGCTGCCAAACTTGCAACAAGACCCATCCTTTCTTCTGGGGAATAGTAGTGTAGATTTACAGCAAAGAATGACTTTGCATCAACCTCTAAAACAAATGCCAGAGGATGCTTATCATAGAATGGAAGGTTCCTTCTTGTGATTGCTTTGTAATCATAATACATTAGGTTAAATAATCTTGGAAAGGTTGTAACTTTATTAAAATCTCTTTCTAATTCATCACCAACTTCATCTGATTGTTCATTAGTTATAATATTTCTTGGAGATGTATTTGTTAATTGTCTTCTGTACCAATCTCTTGATTGTTTTTTGCCACCAGTTTTTTGTTGTATCTGTTCAAAGATAGTTTTATACGCCAAGATTATCCTCCGTTAAAATTTGGAATGACCATCTTCTATCAGCACAAAATTCTTCTGCTGCCTTCCACTTTGCCTGGTTTTTAGCAAACTCTTTTATCTCATACATTTGTTTTTGAGTTACTCTTTTAACTGCTTTTGGACCAGCTACTTGTCTTTTAGGTTTGATTTCAATTAAACTTTCCTTAACAATCCCAGAGGCATCTTTGTATTTGATATAAAAGTCAGGGAAGTATTTGTGCACCCTAGAATCTAATGGAGATAGGTAAGGTATCCATATTTCTTCACTGGACCACCTCATTATATTTTCATTTACATCACAGTAGTGCATAAACTTACGCTCCCAGAGTGACCTATAAATGATATTCTTTGGGTCACCAATATACTTTTGTGGATGTTCTGGTTTATAGATACCCTTATAGCTCATACATATAATATAGGCACTTCCAATTATTTAGATGGCTGCAACAGACTACAAACATTTGTATTATTCTACTGATGAAATTGTCAGTAGGTTTAAACCATCACTATCAAATTATTTTGATGTTTTTGTTAATTCTGGAAAAGATTTTGGTGGAGTCAGTAACTATGATATAAATTTTTTAGCTTATGAGGCAGTTCTTCCTGGAACTTCATATGAAACAACACAAGTTTTTGGAGATAGTCAAGGTGTAACTGAGACCTTTGCCAATAAAAGAGTGTATCCTTCTGTTGATGTAAGTTTTTATGTAGATTATGATTATAAAGTTATTCAATTTTTTGAACAGTGGATAGCAGAAATATCACCTAACTCAGGAGTTCCTGGAACATCATATAATAAGTTTAACTATCCAGGAAATAATAATGTAGGATATCAAAAAGAAGTTATAATTACAAAATTTGAAAGAAATTTTAGACAACCAAATCAAAGATTGGTTAAAGGTGGTGTTTATGAAATGCCCAAAAATAGATGTACTTATATTTTAAGAAACGCTTTTCCTGTGAATTTAATTTCACTTCCAATTTCTTATGAGCAATCTGGTATATTAAAAACCACAGTAACTTTTAATTATGATGTATATGCCTTCTTTAAAAATGATGGAAAACAAATTAACAGCCCATCAGATGCTCCAACAGCTAGAGTTATTGATACTGGTGGAATCCCTCCCACTGGAACACCAGATAATCCTAATGCCTTTATTGCATAATAAATAGTCACAACTGAATTGTATATTTCAAAATGCCTTTACCTATTGTTGCAACTCCAACATATGAGTTGACTCTTCCATCTAATAAAAAGCAAATTAAATACAGACCCTTTCTGGTTAAGGAGGAAAAGATTTTAATCCTTGCTATGGAAAGTGGTGATTCAAAAGATATTAATAATGCAGTTAAAACTGTATTGAAAGATTGTATTTTGACCAGAGGTATTAAGATTGAAACTCTTCCAAGTTTTGATATTGAATATCTGTTCTTAAATATCAGAGCAAAATCTGTAGGTGAATCAGTAGACCTTATTATCACCTGCCCTGATGATGGAGAAACACAAGTTGATGTTACAATTAATGTAGATGAGATTCAAGTATTGATTCCAGAAGGTCATAGTTCTGAAATTAAAATTGATGATAGTATTACAGTGAAGATGAAGTATCCTTCTCTTCAAGAATTTATTGATAATAACTTTGACTTTACTAAACCAAGTAATAGCGAAGAGACTATCAATAAATCTTTTGATGTTGTAGCATCTTGTGTTGATATGGTTTATACCCAAGATGATTCTTGGTCTGCTGGTGATGTAACTAGAAAAGAACTTGTGGAGTGGTTGCAAACTTTTGATGCCAATCAATTCAAAGGTATTGAAAAGTTCTTTGATACTATGCCCAAACTTTCACATACATTGACAGTTAAGAATCCAAAAACTGGAATTGATAATGAAATAGTTCTTGAAGGGTTATCAAGTTTTTTCGGATAATGCTAAGTCATGAAGACTTAGAATCTTATTATAGAATTAATTTTGCCTTGATGCAGTATCATAAATACTCTTTGACTGAGATTGAAAATATGATGCCTTGGGAAAGAGAAATCTATTTGTCCCTTCTTGAAAATCATATTAGAGAGGAAGAAGAAAAAGCAGCAAAAGCAAATAGATGAACCCAGAAGATCAAAAACAAAAACTATTAAGATTTTTTGGATCTGGTGCTGGTACTAGATTTGGATCTTTTGCGTCTCCTATTACTAGAAGAATATCATTAATACCAAAAAGATCTATTCCTCAGCAGATAGTAAGTAGATTACAATCATCCACATCTTCTGGATTAGATGATGGAATAACAACAACTCAAAGAGATGTTTCATCTTTGGGTAAAGTAACTTTAAATCTTGAACAAACTAAAAATAACTTGGAGAGAATACTTCAAGTT